GAAATGGGTTAAGGGGATCCAGACCCGCGACTCTATATACCAGAATCAGCCAGAAACGGAACAGAACGACCAAAATACGCAACAAAACGAGCCAGAAACGAAACAGCCTGAGCCAGTAGTGCAACAACAGGAAACGGAGAAAGTTTGCACCGCCTGCGGTCAGTCTGGCGGGGATAACTGCCCTGACTGTGGTGCGGTGATGGGCGACGCAACATATCAGGAAACATTCGATGACGAGAATCAGGTTGAAGTTCGGGAAAATGAG